ATAATCCAGAATCCATATTTAAGGTTGGATCTTTATATTCTACATATTTTACAGTAGATCCATCTACAATTCGTTCTACAATCATATACACTTGATTTTCTGTTAGTTCTGCTATACTTGCAACACTAGTTACTTTTGAATGAGTTTCACTTGTTACTGCAAGTCTTGTACTATCAGTAGTTGTTATCGTCAAAAACCCTGTAGATTGTGGATCTGTTTCTGTGATTGTAACTACATTAGATGCAGGATTAGCAACTGTAAAATCTGCATGAGCATTGATTGCTGTAAATATATTATCAGCAGTTGTGTTATTATTTGTATTTGGTCTAAATCCTAATGTTTCAGAAGGTGACGAACTTCCTGCTGTTTCTGATGTAAAGGTTACACTTGTTCCATCTGATTTTGTTAGGACCAAACGACTTCCTACAGTTATATTATCATAATCTGTAACAGTTACAGTACACGCAGTATTTCTACCACCAATAACTGATCTATGCCAAGCAACGACTTCTTCTTCTCTTTGATAAGTCATACCTAATAATTGACCATCTGTTCTTACAGCATAGTAAATTGAACTTGGTTCTTGTGCATATTCCACATCTACAATTCCCCCTTCTGTAAGATGTTCTGCTAATATCGTCATGTCTGGTGCTGCATATGCATCATTTTCAAAACGATAAGAAAACTCTCTTATCTTTCTTTGTTGTCTTTGCACAAATAAAATTGTACTTCCTATTTGTTGTGGTGGTGTTGTATGACTTCCATAGCTTGTTTGTTGTTTAATATTTACATTATCGGGTTTTAATGGCTCACCTGTTGGTCTACCTACTTGAAACTCACCACCTGCTGTACCAATAATTAAATCTCTTGCAGGTGCTAGGTATCGTATAACATTAACTTTATTTGCTGCTATAGTATAAATAAAAGAATTAGCTGCACTAGAATCTCCTACATCAAAATTATTATATAGTCCAGATTGTGATGCCCATATTGTTTGTGGAAAATCTGTACTCCCTCCATATATTAATCGTTGCTCAAAAAAACTAACTGATCTGGGAAATCCTGTTGTATTAGAATATGCTCCTAATGCCCAAGTTACTGATCCATTACTTGTTAAAGCAACTAATACTTCTACTGTTACCACAGTTACACTTGTAAAAGCTGTAATTTTTCCATGACCATCTCCTAATTTAAATAATCTTCCTACATCTGTACTCGCAAATAAACTTGCACTTGCTGTTAAAGTTCTACCTGTACCTACTGTTGTTGCACTTGATGTTAATGTAGTAGAAGTTGAATTTGCATCTAAATATGGTCCTTTTTCAAAAACAGCATCTGCTAAAGTCCAATTTGTATGCCCTGTTCTTGATAAAATTGCAGGTTCATGTAAAGGATGTGTTATATACATAATATCTGCTGATTGTGCAAATTGTAAATCAAACACTTGTGCAGAGGTATAATTAGTAGATATTTCATACACTTTAGATGCTGTACCACCACTACTATAAGTTGTATAATTAGTAGAGTTTACCCCAGATAATTCAAATGTATTGGTAGTTTTATTTGCAACTGTAAATCTTCTACCATTTACTTCTGTCATTCCCACCACACTTGCAATCCAAACATGATCTCCATCAGAATACCCATGAGAACTACTGGTTACTACAGCAGGATTTGCTTTAGTTATTGCTGTTATATTTTTTGCTGTTTCTGTTATTTGACCATTATCTTTATAAAATCGTATATATTGATCTCCAAATTCCATAATGTACGATTGCTCAACATTAAATTCAAAAGGTATTAATCGTGTTATATTTGCAGAGTTTTTTACTTCGGCTACAAATCGTGTGCCTGGTCTACGAGTTGCACCTCCTTGTGGAAACACTTGCATGTTTTCTAAAGTTTCTACTCCATTAGAATATTTTTTAAAATCTACTTGACCTGCTAATTTTGGTGTCAGCTCTCCTGCTGTAAAATTTGTTTGAAATGGATGTACCCTAGCCATTACGAGAACTTACGGAAATCTGTGAAGGTATCTGATATAATATCATCTATAAACCCTTCTGTAGAATCAATACTTCTTGCTTCTGTAAGTTTGAGTTTATAAATCTTTTCCATTTGTGTTTGTAATGCTGTGCTATTTGTAACAGGATAAGCCAACTCTGCCGATAGTTTTGCAGTTAGAGTATCAACAAATATAGCATCAAATAAAGTTGTATCTGTTATTTTAGCAATATATAAAATATTTGCTGTGCCTTCATCTGTTAATAATACCCTACCTTCACCTGCTAAGTTTTCTATTTTAAATTTAAAGTCATCAAACTCCATTTTTAAGACTCGTAAACAAAATGGATCTGTAGGTAAAATAAATTGATTTGCAAATTCAAATGCAGGAGTCGTTGCTGATTTAGCAAGAGAAGCTCGTGTTATAGAAAAATTAAACGCATGAGATCTTAATAAACTATCTCGTGCAGGTTCATATAATGCATTACAAAGTCTAGCTCTTTCCGTATCATCTGATAAAGATGTTATTGGACTATCACCTAATCTTCTTAATGCATTGGAACAAATTGATACTTCAGTTGCCATAATGCCCTTAATATAGCAAAAAAGGTGCTATGTTTCAAGCACCCTTTAAGTTTAGTCTACTACATATGTTACAACCATTGTAATATCACCTGCAGCTTGTGTTGCTGCAACTGTTTCAATGGTTAATGCTATTCTTAATGGAACTTTAGGATCTGAACTTAATCCTGCATCTTCCCATATAAAATTAGCAACTGCATTAACATTTCTTGCTTCAAATGCACACTCAATACCTGCTGTATTTGCTGCTTGTAAAGTAGTAATTGCACTTGCATATGCATCTCTATCAATAACTGCTTCTGCAGCATAAGCTGTTGCAGAACCATCTGTATCTGTAAACTTAGTACCACCTGCATAAATACCAACATCTGTTGCCATTGCAGGAGATCCATTAGAATCTAGATCATCATTGTAGAGAATAATACTCGTTACTTTTGCATTAGAAGGTAATTCTGCCATAACAACAATATCATTGTCATCTAAATCACCAGTAGCACAAGCAACTGTATCAGCAAAGACTCTCATCTTTCCTTTTACATTTCCTGCTTCTAATGCAACAAATGGTGTAGCATCAAGAGCAGTAATTTCTATACTTTTTTTAGTACCCATGATTTACCTCCTATTCTGTACAAGCGATTTCTACCATTTTCTCATCTTCAATACGAGTCGCACCGATAGACATAGATAGAAATACTTGTGTAGCATAGTTCTTGTCTGCTCTTTCAGATATTTTTGTTTGAATATCTGCTCCTACAGCAAGACCTATAGCTGATTGACAAAAACCAAGTACTTGACGATTTGGAGTCGCATCAAGACCTAGTCGTTCTGTTCTAATGAAATTAAAACCTAAAAATGTATCAACATCACCTTGAACCAATGCTTTTACAGAATTAAAATCTGCTGAAGTAACAGATGTAATTCCTAGTAAATCTGCAAGTTGCCCTGCTGTTACAAGCATAAATCTCGGCTCATCTGGATCTGTGTCATTTTTATCCAAAATTTCTTTAGCTGCTAATAGTTTAGCTAGTGTTAATCCTGCACTACCATGAGCTACTTTTTGAGCTGAAGGTAATGAAATAGATGAACCACCAGATACTCCACCAAGTGCAGTACCAGTCGCAGCTGCAATGATTGCGTCATCCATTGCTCTACCCATTGCCCACGCACCTGCCATAGCATATTCAGATTGTGGTGAGATTAACATTCTTACTTTATCTTCCTGGTCAATTAAATCTGCCCAGTCATAATCTTCAAGACTTACTTTTCTTCTAGAATGAGGGGTATCCATTCTTGGTGTATCAGAATGTCTTGAAGTTCTTTTTTCGGCTGCTGAAGATCCAATTCTTTCAAAAAAATGCGATTTCCCTGTAACTGTTTCAGTTCTAACTGCATCTCTTAGTCTTGAACCCTTTTGCTGAGCCAAATGAAAAACATTACTTTTGTACTGTTCTACAAAAGCTGTTGTAATTTGAACACTCATCAAATTCTCCTTATTAAATTAATATTATTGTTTATGCAGTTTTTATCCAAAAATGGGAAACCTCATTTAAAGTCTGTTAGACTAATCTATTACTTATCCTTTGCAGGGGTGTTAGATTACAATAACCTTAACATAGAAAATTTTATTTGCCAAATACTTTTTC